CTTGCGAGGGCAGAAATATAGCGTGGATCGCGGGCATGGCCCCCGATGAGCGGTTTTATACCGCAATATAACCGAAAGGTTCTCCGGCGTTTGATCGCTCGGTTAAGAGGGCAGATCGTCACGCGGCTAGTCGCCGTTTCGAACCGTGAGGGACGAAGGTCCTTCCTTTGGGAGGACTGATGACGACCGGATCGAGAAATCTCTGGCTGTCCGGGCCTAACCTGTACCAATCCGAGTACGGGGAAGGGGTTTCTGGTCACCGACTTGACGTGTCGTGGACGGGTAGTGACCGAGCTAAGGTTGCTGCTCCGAGACGACGCCGATGGTCATTTCGGGTAGTCGGCTACGAAAAGCGGGTGAAAATCCGCGGCGTGATGACGACGGTAGTCAAATACCGTAGGATCAAGGTGTACGAGGGCGATAACCCCCGGCCACCAAGGTCTAACGAGCCACATTCCTTTCACAAGTCGTGGACGGAATACAACTTGTACCCGTTAGGTGCCACGCGTATGAGGTGGGATGGGTATGTCCCAGCGACTGATGACCATTGGTATCCGGTCACCATAACCGCGAAGGCAGACTCTCTCATCCCTAGTCCGGCTTACGGCTGGACGAGCGACGATGACTTTAAGCTTCTGGATAAGCTTCAAACCAGAGTCCAGGGAAGCAGCTTCAACATGGCTTCTTTTCTGGGCGCCGAAGGCAGCGATACAGTCCGTTTTATCGGAGATACAGCAAATCGTATCTATCGCGCTTTAGTCGCCGTGAGGCGCGGCAACCTGAACCGAGCTGTTGCTCAGCTACGGCAAATCGACGGGGGATTCGTCCGGAAAATAAACCAGACGGCTTTTAACCGACGAGGCGCTGCACGCATTGAGTCGCAGCTTGACGTCTATCGCAATGCTCTCTCTGAGCTTGTGGATAGCAAGGGACGACGTCGGGACGGTTGGCGAAAGCTGACTGCGGACAATTGGCTTGAATTCCATTTGGCCGCGGAACCTTTGATGGGTGATGTTAAGGCTGCTGCAGAGCAGCTGGCGCATCACATGTCGGTTCCATTCCAACAGTCGTACAGGGCACAACGAGAGGTTCGCACGGACTCGATTCATCCATCGAGCTCCTGGGCAGAAGCGAAGAGCTTCTACCGTAAGCAGGTCATCGCTTACTTGTCAGAACCCCAGACTGTTGCGCAGCTGTCCGGAGTTTTAGATCCGGAAGTCGTGCTGTGGAACGCAATCCCGCTGTCGTTCGTTGTCGATTGGTTCATTCCAATCGGTGATTATTTGACGGCTCGTGCGTTCGTGTCCCATCTATCGGGCACATTCGTCACTAGTACCAAACAGTACCATGTGGCGCGCTCTTTGACAGCGGTAGATCCAGCATCCAGGTTTCCGGACCGGGTCTTCGACAATGAAGTGTTCTACACTGCAGGGTCGTTTGATCGCGCTGTTGGGTCGAGCCTTGATGTGCCGCGTCCACGGTTCAATCCGTTGGGCGCTGTATCGTCTTGGCAACGTGCGGCAACCGCCGTAGCCCTTATTTCTGGTTTAAAGAAGTAAGGTCCTCTCCTTTTCCATGCGAAAGAGAAAAACCAATGGCTCAACAAGCCGACATCATCGCCTACGATGGCGCCGCGACACCCGTCGCACACACGCTACTCGCAGCCGGGATGAATGCCGACGCTTCGAACTCCACGGCAACGTGGGTCGAGGCGATCGCTGGCCTCCCTCAAGAAGCTCAGGTCCGCTATACGCAGATCAAGCAGCGTCTGAAGTCGGGAGTGGTCCGGGTCACGTGCCGGGCCGAGGTTCCTGTGATGGAATCGGTCTCCGGGGTTAACTCCCAGGGGTACACGGCTGCGCCGAAGGTGGCATACGTCGAACGAATCGAGGCCGTGGGCTATTTCGCCCCGCGGTCGACCGAGACGACGCGCCGCCTCACGGAGCAGCTCCTGATCAACATTCTGCAGAACGTCGCGACGTCTGTCGCGCCGGTGACGGCGGGGCAGCCCGCGACGTTGGTGCAGAAGCTGATCCAGGTGTCGTGACCGCCGGGCAGTGGCTGAGGATCCTCAGTCAGTGTTTGGTGGTTGTTGTCGTTTTCCTGCGTGAGTGGGAAGGCGGCGGCGTGGGGGGAGGGGTAACCCTTCCACCGCGCGACGACGTGAAGTAGCTGCCGGTTTCTTCTCCGGCGGCCTGTTTGTTCCTCCTATAAAGGGCAAATCAAGTGAGAAAGATCTCGCATTGGCTCGAAAGCTACACCGAGGCGGAGTCACTGGACCTCCTCGTAGACCTAGCCACAACAAGTGCCGCCTCGGGCGGCGTTGTGGGCGAGGAAATCGCAGGTCTTCTCCGCAGGGGGGAGTTTGCGAAACTACTCGACTTCGAACTGCCCTACGATGCGATGGTACCTGAGTACGCTCGGTATTGCCGCCAAGCTCTAGCTTTGTTTCAGAAGTTGGAGTTCCTTGAAGTAGGGATCGACAAACGCAAGGTTGCGCTGTCGACGTTTGAAGAGACTGAAGTGAGGTGTCGTGAGACCAACCTCCTCTTCAGGATGTGGAGCGCTGGCCGGGTTTCCTTCCGGTCAGATGTTGAGCGAGTTCTTTTCCGCGCTCAGCAGAAAATCGCCCGCGTTCTTGGGGAGGTGCCTAGCGTGCAAACGCTGCGGCCTCGCTTTGGTCCAGGTGCTACCACGCTTACGAAGAAGCGCGAGGCCTCGATCAAGCGCAAGCTTGACGCAGGTCTCAGTTGTAGCGAAGAGCTCGCTCCATACGCCGGGAGGCTGTTGGAGGAGCTGCCTGAACTCGTCGCTGCTCACTCGGTGCTTGACATCGAGGACGAAGACGGGGAACGGTCGATTGTTCCTCTCGTAATCCACGAAGGAGCGATCAGCTTCGTCCTGAAGAACGCGAAGACACACCGATCTGTGGAGACACAACCGGTGCTTAACGGCATGTATCAGCTCGCAATAGGCGACTACATGACGGAGCGTCTTCGCCGTTCAGGTCTTGATCTCCACGATCAAACGCGCAACCGCGAGGCGGCGCGTCGTGGATCGGTCGGCGGGGCTTTAGCAACCCTGGACCTGAAGTCAGCAAGCGACCTCATAGCTATCGAGCTAGTGGCGCACCTTCTCCCAGTCGACTGGTTCAACGTGTTGTTTGCGTTGAGAACAGGTCGAACGAGAGTGCAAGGGGGTAACCCCATCACACTTGAGAAGATGTCCACAATGGGCAATGGGTATACGTTCCCATTGGAGAGCCTGATTTTCTGGGCTCTCTCGGAATCAGCAGTGATCGAAACGTCGCCGTCAAAGGCTGACGAAGTAGAGGTCTATGGGGATGACATCATTGTCCCCACGGAGTCGGTAGCCCTTGTGAAAGAGGTGCTAACGAGCTGCGGTTTCGTGCTCAATGAGAAGAAGTCGTATTGGGCAGGACCGTTTAGAGAGTCCTGCGGCGCTGACTTCCTATCGGGAATCGACATTCGGCCGGTATACGTGAAGGAAACTATCACGCCGGCTGTGCTCTTCACACTCCACAACGGATTTACTCGTCGTGGAATGCCACAGCTCGCCGCTTGGGTGCGGTCACGCATTCATCCAGCATTGGCGATTGTGGGGCCTGATGGCTTCGGAGACGGGCACCTGATCAGTGATGATTGGGAGCGCCGGTCGAAACACCGGAGTCGAGGGTTTGGGGGGTGGGTCTTCTCTACGTTTGCTCGGATCCCGAAGCGCGATTTTGCGCTTCGAAACCGTGGCGATCGTGTTCTTCCTTCCTACTCTATCTATATTCGGGGAGCCGAAAAGCTCTTTGAACGTGGAGGGCGCGCTATTCCTGGCGTCCAGAGGTTGTTCTCGTCCTCCTATAAAACGGGGGATTGGGGACCTGCGCAGCGCCGTGCAAACGGGGCTACGTTGTGGCCGGAGGAGCCGTCTCTCCCTCTTCCCGCTGTAGTGGCGGAGAATGGAGAGCCGTTGCCGTCAAAGGCAACGACGTTCCCAGGAACGGACGGGTACAAGA